TAGAATTGACGTTTCTGGATCTTCTATGAATATTCAGAGTGGTACCTTCAGTAGTGGTCAAATTTCCAATGGATTAAAAATTAATGGAGATAAACAGTATATCGACAAATACGGAATCATCAAAAGAAACAGATCTACTATAACTGACAATATAACAATTACAGCATCTGATCGTTGTATGTCTGCTGGTCCAATTGAAATTGCGTCTGGTAACACTGTCACGATTGTAAATGGCGGAGCGTGGTCTGTAGTATGATAAATAATATGATAAAGAGTCATTTTTACAATGAGTAAAATTATTGTACGGGAGATAGAATCTCCTTCAGGTGCTATTAATTTTGTCGGGGGATTGACTATTGCTGATAGTGGCAGTATTTCATATCCCGGCAGAATTGTGCAAATGAAGCATGTTACATATAAAACTAGAACGTCTTGGCAAAATGCTACTAGTAATACTGGAAGCGTATCTTCAAACGTTCCTGGAATGCAAGTAGATTTACAATGTAAATTTGCTAGTTCTAAAGTAGTTATCGAAGCAAGAATTCTTGGAGATGTACATCATAATACAGTATTTCGATATACTGTAAATGGATCTCATATAACTACTGCAGCATATGATTCATATAATGATGATGCTGGAGCAAATCGTTGGAGTGGAATTACTGGTGCGCCATATGATGGAGCAAATAACAATAACTCAACACCTGCTGATATATTTTTTATGGTATTTTATAAACCAGGAAATACAAATAACAATACTTATAGGATTGTTAGTCGCGAAGGTAATACAAGCCAAAGCACCAACTACATCAACAGAACTGGTGGCAGTAATGGACAAAACTCATATGAGTGTGGTGTTTCCAGTATGATTATTTACGAAATAGAGGAATAATAAAATGTCGGAAATTATTGTAGATACTATCGAATCTGATAACGGAGCTATTTCTTTTGGTGATTCTTCAATTGCCGGAGGATTAGTTCTTCCTGGATCTGTTGTTAATTTTGCTTATGTAGAAGAAGACCGACGTTTATCTGTTGCGGCAAATAATAATAATTGGAATATATTAAGTGCATTAGATATTACTATCAGAAGGACAGTTCCTGGATCTTCATTCCAATGTGTTTGGATGGTAAATGGAGAAGCCACTGGACACGACCATATGTTTACTGTATACAGAGGTAGTTCACTCATTGGATATAATACTGATGCAGGAGCACAGCGTTGGAGTGGGGTATCTCACGGTTGGTATGATAGAGACCAGAATAGCACTCAGTATAATAATAGCATTGTTTGGTATGATGAAGCACCATCCAATGCAACTTTTCCAGTAGGTAATGAGATTGTATATCGTGTTGGCAATAGATCTTCAAATAACGCCAATTATACATATTGGTTAAATAGAACTGACAGTAGAGGTGGACAAAACGCCTACGAAAACACTGTATCTGCCGGATACGTAATGGAGATAGCACCATGAGCAAATTATCAGTAAAAACAATTAGACCAAAAACAGGATCCGCAGTTCAAATTGCTAGCAACACTAGCATAGCTCTAGGAGATAATGCTTTTGCATCATCGAAAGGAACACCAGTTCAATTTGTTACGGCAAGATACGATGGGAGGCAATCTTTCACTGCTAGTCCCAATAACCAAAACTCGATGCCCAATACAAATATTTCAGTTACACCGAAATATACGGGTTCGTTGTTATCAGTAAAGTGGATGCTTTCAGGAGAAGTTCATCAAGATGTTGTCATCCTCATTATGAAAAATGGAGTTGAGTTTAAATCACACTCAACATCAGCGGGTTCTCGCTGGAGTGGATATTGTTCTGGATGGTATGATAGAAACCAAAGTTCTACCATGTCAAATTGGTACATTAATGTTTTTGATACCGCAGTAGCAGGTCAAGAAAATACATATGGATTAGCAGTAAGATCTTCGAGTAATGGAACATATACGTTTTACTTGAATAGGACGCAAGGTGCTTTGTCACAAAATAGTTACGAAAATGGATGTACTATTTCTAGTATAATGGAAATAGTTCAATAATAAATATACGTATTAATAGGAGAACTTAATAATGGCTAACATTCAGATGCATTATGATTGGTCACACGCCCTCGCTGCATTATATCCAAATGCCGAGTGGTCTGTTTCTGTCGATAAAAATGATAACCAAAGTCTTAATTGGTTGGATTCATCACCTCGTCCAAATGAAGCAGATTTGGAAGCATGGTGTGTTGAAAAATCAAGACTAGAACCTATGCGTCTTTTGAGAAGAGAACGTGATAAAGAGATGGAATTTTGTAATTGGAGAGTTGTAAAAGCAATGTCTCTAGGAGAAGAACTTCCACCGGTATGGAAAAATTATCTACAAGCACTTCGCGATTTGCCACAAAATACAAATCCCGATCAAATCAGAATGAGTGATGAAGATTTTAAAAAAATTGATCGCTCTAGTGTAAATTGGCCAACTCCACCAGAAGATCATCATTATCCTATCACCCTAAAAGATTTATACAAAAACATAACAAACGTTTTTGATTACTAATATAAATATTGATATACACAATTACATGTGATAACTATGGATCCCGCACAACTTAAGTCTAATTTTGAAGAGCAAATTGCTACAACTGAAAAGCAAATTGCTGAACTAGAAACAAATCTAGTCAAAGCAAAAGAATATAAAATTAAACTGGAAGGAGGTCTAGAAACTCTAGGTCTTCTAGAAGACAAACCTGAAGAAGAAGCAGCACCAGCGGCAGAAACAACAGAAGAATAACTCTCAGATCCCTTCTTCCTAAATAGGTAAGAAGGGATTTTTGTGTGTAATGGCGTCTCCAAATTCAAGAGCTGATCTTATCACATATTGTAAGAGGCAACTTGGTGAGCCTGTATTACAAGTTAACATTGATGATGAGCAAGTAAATAATGTTATTGATGATACTTACCAGTTCTTCCAAGAGAACTGTTACAACGGTATGGAGAGATGTTTTCTGAGGCATGAGATTACTGCTGACGATATAACTCGTTTCAATAATAAAGCAACAACATCATCTGGAACAACAAATTGGGAAGAGTCTACCAACTATATTCCAGTTCCAGATCATGTAGTTGGCATCAGCAAAGTTTTTGGTTTAGTCAGCAACTCAATTAGATCTAATCTCTTTGGTGTTGAGTATCAGATGTTTCTGAATGATCTATATGCATTCGGATCTCTTGATATTGTCAACTACTTTATGAATAAGCAGTATCTAGAAACTCTAGATATGATTCTGAATAATGGTTCGTTCCAACAGTTCAGATATACACAGCGTCGTGATCGTTTATATCTTGACATCAATAAAGCATTCCTCAAAGAAGATACCTATCTTGTAATTGAGGCACATAGGATGATTGATCCTACAGATGCTACAGAGATGAATAATGATATGTTTGTCAAGAAATATGCTACTGCTCTTATGAAGAGACAGTGGGGTCAAAACTTGATTAAATATAACAACGTTCAACTACCTGGCGGTATCACGCTTAATGGTAGAGAATTGTATACAGACGCATTAGGCGAGATTGAGAAAATCGAAAGCGAAGTTCTCAGTAAGTACGCCATCCCACCTATGGATATGATCGGATAAGATGCCTACTAGTCCCTACTTTCCAACTTACTATTCAGGACACAGCGGTGAGCAAGGTCTCGCACAGGATCTTGTGGACGAACAAATTAAACTGTTCGGAACAGACATATACTACATTCCTAGAATAGCTCTAAAAGATAACACTCTTAACGAGGTTAGATACTCTAAGTATCAAGAACATTTTCAAATTGAGATGTTGCTTCAAAACGTCATGGGATTTGGAGACAATGCTGAGTTCATCTCCAAGTTCGGTTTAAGAATTACAGATGAGATTATCTTCCGAGTATCTACTAGAAGATGGGACGAAGAAGTAGCAGATCATAATCCTACTATTACTGTTGAGAGTAGACCTAACGAGGGAGATCTGCTTTACTTCCCACTAACAAAAGATATCTACGAGATTAAATTTGTTGGTAAGGAAGAACCATTCTTCCAGTTTGGTAAGATCCAATTCTATGCTATCACTGCTGAGATCTATGAGATCGGTAGTGATGACTTTGATACTGGAGTTGAGGAGATCGATGATGTGGAAGAAATATTTGCTAATAGTATCAA